TCCATCAAAAGCAGTACCATCAGTATCTAAAATAGTAAGTAGTTTATAGTCTCCAACTGATGTAACAACATTATACTGTGTATTACCTAAGTCATACACTTTCATGGTGTTAGCAGCTGTGTCAAACCATAAGTCTCCATCTGCTAAAGCAGTACCATCAGGTTGTGTGCTAGGCGCACTACCAGCTACTTGATATCTATCATTAAAGTCAGATACAAGTGTTTGTGCAGCAGCTACTCCAGCTTCATCTACTACTAGTCTATGGTAATCATAGGTATTTAAGGTACTAGTTGTCTGTACCAGCATACCTTTACCAGCTGCTATGGTAGTGCTGTAAAGAGACGAATCAATACCATTAATAGTAACAGTAGTACCACCTAATGTACGACCAGTTGTACTTACACCAGACCCATTAACGACTACACCACCAGCATCTGCTATAGATACGATAGTACCTGCGTCATCATTGGGATCAGGGTTAGTATTTGGGAAGGATACCTCATTAGCTATAGGTACAAACCCCCCAGAATCCTGCATTACAGTTACGATTCTTTCATTGACAGCTTGAGCTGTAGGAATCTGAACATCAGTAGGGCTGCTAATTGTCGTGACGATGCTCTTGCCATCCAGCAAGTTAAGCTCTGCAGTAGTAGAGGTAAGAGCTGTACCACTTGCCAAGATAGATGCAGTACCTGACTGCATACCAGCAAGCGTTGTGAGATCCCCGTCGAGGGGCTGTGATGTTGCTGCAATGTAAGCTTTAGTAGATTGTTGGGTTGGAACTTTAGTTGCTGAATCAGAAGAGAAATTATCTTCATCTACAACAAAATCCATAGAAGCTGTACTAGTATCTGTATTCATTACAGCACCAGCAGCATTTACATTAGTTGCATCTGTTACATCAGCTAAAGCTTCTATAGCATTCAGCTTAGAATGATCAGCATCAGTAAATACATTAGAGTCAGATGCAGCCTCTACAGCTGTTCTTATCTCTGCATTTGTCTGATCTGCAGTAGCACTAGTTTCAATAGTATCTAATTTAGTACCATCTGCTGCTACATCTCTACCATCTACTGTACCAGATACAGTAATATTACCTGTAACTGTCGTTGCTCCAGCAGCAAGTGTACCATCTAAAGTTGTCACTCCTGTTACATCTAACGTACCTGGTACATCTACGTTACTTGTCCATTCAACTGAACTACCATCAGCAGCTGTTTGAAGTACTTGTCTTGCAGAACCATCAGCTAGCTTACTAACTGCTATCTCTGCTGTTGCACTTACGTCAACATTAACAATAGTACCATCTTCTATCTTAGCACTTGTTACAGCACCATCTTTTATATCAGCTGTAGTTACTGTTTGATTTTGTTCTTCTTGTAAAGCTCGTAATAGATGTGTATACTCAGTATTTAAATCACCAGCTTTAACTGAAGAACCTGCTTGATATGTATGTCTCTGTGCATCTACATTGGTATCTCTATAAACTCTTACATTAGCTGTACCAGCTTTAGGAGATCCATCTGATTCACATACATTAGTATTGACAGTACCTGTACTATTATCAAAGGTTACTGTATTAGTTCCAGAAACAGTATAACTAGGTATTGTATAGTTATCAACGATTACATTATTAACTTCTACAATTACTTCTGTTTGGGCGTATGTTGGGAAAGTATAGTCAAACGTTTTATCTGACCCATCCCCATTATAATCATGAAATGTTGTTGTTGCCATTGTTTATTTATAAATTGAGAGGATGTCACTTGTTTGATCTTTCTTCCTATACTTAGCTTGCTTTTTAGTTAAAGCTTCTTTTTTAAGCTGTTGTATACGAGGATCATTCATTATAGACGCCCATGCAGTACGTCGAGCTAATTGAAAAATACGATCTATTTGTAAGTTATGGTAGTAATCCATAGCATCATATCTGCCTCTATTACCAGCATTTCTATCACGTTCCATTGTAGCTAATGAATCTAAAATCTTAGGATTCTCAGCTAATGTATTTAACTTAGCTTCTATCTTTTGATCACCTATAGCTTTCTGGAACATAGAACGGAGTCGTGGGTGTTCACTTAGATCCACTCCATCAGGGGACATATATGTAGACATTCTTAAATCATAACCACTGTCGAATATTAGTTTTCTACCAGGACTATAATCTAAGTTTAATGATATAGGACTGAATGTATTATAAGCTCTAGTATTGAAGTCATAGTTTCTAATAGGCTTACCATTTAATAAATCATATTTAGTAGGTAATGGTTCACCAGATAAGTATTCTGATATTAAGTTTCTATTACGAACTGACTGACCTACACCTGAGTTTATCTCCTTCATATAAGGATTAAACAGTTTACCTAAATCGTTTCTTAAACCAGCTAGAGGTACTGTATTATTTAGTATACCACCAACTATTCGTTTCTGCTGTCCAGGTCTACCTGCTACCATATCAACCATTTGTTGTATACCAGCAAAGTAAGACTTACTAGATATAGCCTGAGCGATAACAAGTGATACTTTTTGTAATTGTTGCTCTGTCCATTCATCACCCATTAATAAACTATAATCACCTATATCTGCTATTGTAGAGAATATAAGGTTAAATGGTTCTACTGCATCATAACCTACCCATACCCCACCTATCTTCATTTGTCTTGGTCTATATCCTGCATCTATCCACGCTTGTCTCTTCTGCCTATCAACTGGACCATTACCTGTTAAGTTTCCATTTAAGAAGCTCATAGCTGTCATAAATGTTACACTTGATCCTATAGCTAAACGTCCGTTCTGTAATGCCTTATGATTAGCTAAATCTGCAGGAGTTTTAATACCATAATCAACTACAGTATCTAAGGTTTTAGGTGTAGCCCTAGCTATATCATTAAATTCTTTAACAAGTAAGTTGAATCCAGGAGTATGTTTAGCTGTTAAAATTAAACCATTAACACCAGTTCTAGCGAATAGAAAGAAAGGTTTAGTCCACGGTGTAGATGCAAAGGCATCCTCTAGTTTCTTACCAAATCCTTTTAACTCACCAGTTAGTGAAACTTCTTTACCAGCAAATACAGTTGCGTCATCTATGATATTACCATTGGCATCCCATACCTGGCTATGAAAATCATCTTCATAACGCTTCATGAGTTCCGGGGTAATCTCAGGTATGTCATAACCTTTTGATTCTAAATCCATTACTCTACGCATGGCTAGTTCTCTTTGCCTAGCTCGACCTAAAATATATTTAAACGAATCATCAGTAGCAGCCATTAGTTTAGTTGAATAAGTAAGTAAATTACTATTATTCATCTGTCTAGCCATATTAGACATAGCAAATAAAGCTCTATCACCCTTACTAGCTCTACCACTGTCTTCATAATACCTTCTCAATAACTCCCAGTTATCATCATTCTGAGCATAGTCATAGAATCTAGTTTTAACACTAGCCATATCACCACTCCAATAGGAGTTTAATCTGCTTTTAAATAATTCAAAGGACTCAGGGATAGCTTGTATCATAGCATTCATTGCAGATAAGCTAGCTCTTTGAGTTGCTTTATCTCCAGACATAGTAGCTCCTACAACTTGAGAAGCTGGACGCATAAAGGTAGCAGTACTTGTACCCATGATAGCTCTTATAGGTGTTTTAATACCACTAAGTATACTATGTACATACATCTTACCTAGCTCTTGCATCAATATACCTGTTCTATTAGGGTGCCTTGGGTCCATAGAACCACCTTTAATCATCTTCTTAGCCCATTGATCAAAGTCTGATACTGATTGTACAGTCTTCATTGAAGAGAATAATTCAAATAAAGCATTCATTATACCTGGATCTTCATCTTCTTTAGCTATTTTTAAGATAGATATAATAGCATCTTTAGTTTCAAACATCTCTTGTTGTAGAGTTTCTTCTATATATTTTCTAGCATTCTGTTTACCAGCACCTAAAGAAGCGAAGTCAGCAGACTTTACTAGTCTAGCTCTCTTAGTCTCTGTTAAAAGCATTAAGATATTATCAACAATCTTAGCAGCTGGTCCACTTATATCTCTTAGATCAGCTATATCTGCTAATTCTCTACCTGCTATACCATAGTCTCTTATTTGATGTAATAGGGAACCTACTAACAAATCAGCTACTACAACATTCTTAGCAGTCCAAGTTTCAATAGTATCAATTAAGACACCTTTATCATCAGTAATATCATAAGCTGCTTTTGTTCTCCATAGTTCTTCTAAGAATTCAGCTGGTTCCATTTCAGCTGCTTCTCTTCCTAAAGTTATCCTTTGATATCCTTTAAGTGAATCTTCCCATACCTCTAACAAAGCTTGCCTACTACCTTTAACTAAAGCCAGTTCTTTTTTGAAACCAGAGTCACCAAGTAAATTCCGTAGAATACTTTCGACAGTAGCTTCACTCATATCACCTTCTTTAGCAATACGTTCAGCTTGAACTGGAGTAGTTACACGACCAATAGAACCTTCTTCAGATCCATAATCTTTTCCTATTCTTCTTTTACCTTGTAGAGCTTCATAAGCAGGTGTAGTTGAAGTCTCTGCATTCTGCCATGGATCTGGTATGTTATTTATTTCACTAGGTTCAGTACCTGCATGTTTCCTT